GTCCCTCATGGCCTGCCTCGGCCGATCCCTGACACCTCGCCACCTGCTTACAAACAGCCGGTGGTCGATGTGACGCATTCGCCAACTGCCAATGAACCTTGGCGCATGGACGTCCAGCCCAAGGATATTCCGACCGATTCGCCTACGGGGCAGACCGGGCCGCAGACCATCGGGTCTGGTACGCCTTCTGGCACGCCTGCGGAAAAGGAACCTCCGTTCGACCTGTGCAAGGAGCACCCGGATATCGTGGCCTGTCAAAAGCTCGGCAACCTCGATGCGACGCCATTGCAGAACATGAATCGACAGCTTGCGATCACGCCCGATCAGGGGTGGGGTCCGAGTACGGCGGGGTGTCCTGCAGATCGATCGACGCAACTCAGCTTTGGGCCGATTGCGTTTAGCTACGGTCCGTTCTGTCAGTTCGCAAGCGGTATCAGGCCGATCGTGATCGCGGTCGCGTGGCTGCTTGCCGCCGGCGCGTTCTTTGGCATGGCGCGGAGAGATTGATGTCTGACGTTGAGTTGTTCGTGCATGCACTCGGTTGGGCGTTGGTCCTGATGGTTGGATACGCGAAGATCAAGGAGGTGCGCGGTGGACACAATCGCTAGTTGGCTTGCGTCGATCACGTGGCCTCTCGTCTCTCGGGTGTTCGCTGCGCTGACGGTGGGGACTGTCACCTACGTGGGTGCGGATACGGCGATCGGCGGTGCCTTGCAACATGCGAAGAATGCGTTCAGTGGGCTCGCTGCTGATGTGTTCTCGCTGCTCGCGATCGCAGGCTGGTTTGACTTCATGAGCATTACCAGTGGGGGCATCGTGTCGGGCCTCACGTGGATGGTTATGAAGAAATTCGCACTCCAGAACACTGGCACATGATCACGTTCATCAGTGGTGCGCCCGGCACCGGCAAAACATCGGCGCTCGTTTCGATGCTGCGCGATCTGGGCAAGGATCGGCAGGTTTTCGTACATGGCATCCCTGAGCTAAAGGTTCCTCATGTTGATCTTGTCGACCCGGCGAATTGGCACAACGACGTGCCTGATGGATCTGTCATCGTCATTGATGAGGTGCAGAACGTTTGGCGTCCGCGTGGTCCCGGCCAAAAGGTGCCAGAGCATGTCGCCAAGCTGGAGACGCACCGGCATCGCGGCCTCGATTTCTACATCATCAGTCAAGGTCCAAACCTCGTTGATGGCAACGTCCGTGCTCTCATTGGGCGTCACGTCCATCTACGCGAGCTAGGTGTTCTTGGTCGCTGGTGGTACGAATGGCCTGAGTGCGCTGACAACTGCCGCACGGCCTGGAAAAATGCGCCGATCAAAAAGCGCTACAAGCTGCCGAAGGCGATCTTTAAGGACTACAAGTCGGCGTCCGTCCACATCAAGCCCAAGCGCTCGTTTCCGGTCATGCTGCTGGTGCTGATCGCGGCGGTTGGGTTTTGCGGCTGGAAAGCCTGGGACGTGTATCAGACGATCATGTCCAAGGGTGCCCCTGGTGCGTTGTCCAAGGTCACTGCGCCTGCTTCGTCTTCGTCTGGTCCGGCACCAGGCGCGATGGCCTCAGCCGCGGGGAATGCTGGCGGTCAGGGTGCCCGCGTGATCGACGATCGCGTCGATTGGATTCCGCGCATCAGCCACAAGCCCGAAAGCGCTCCTGCGTTCGATCACCTGCGGCAAGTGGTCGTAATGCCGCGCGTCGTCGGTGCCATGGCCATGGGCAAGCGCGTCCGGTGTGTCACTCAGCAAGGTACGGATGCTGGCCTGTCGGATGCTGAGTGCCGTGCATGGCTCGCAAACACTCCGTTTGACCCCTACAGGATCGTCAATGAAGCGCAAGCCCCCTCCCCTGGCCCTGGTCCCGAAAAGCGCCCTGAGGAGGCCGTGGGTCCAGCTGCCACTCTCATTACCGATCCCGGCGCAAAGCAATCCTCTGTTGCAAAACCTCCCCGCATTGGTGGGGGGCCCGCATAGCGGGGGCGGCGAAGCTGCCCGGGGTATGGGGTGCAACCCCATGGATAGCTGTCGGGAGGGGTACCCGACCAGCAAGTCACAACGAAAGTTTCCATGAAGCGCTTCTCTGTCGCAGTCCCGGATCACGCTGTCCAGGCCATTGATTCAATTGCTCGAGCGCATCGGGTCGGCTATCACAGCTCTCCCCTGTCGCGCGATGCCATGGCTCGTGTGTTGTTGCTCGAGGCGTTGAGAGCGCGTGGCGTGACTGTGCGTCAGGACTGGGAAGCGGACCGGACCGCGCAGCATGAAGCGCTAGCTTCTGCGAGCGGGCCGCAGGCCCGCTAATTCATTACTAAGACACTTTCCGACAAGGGCCTCAGAGACCTTTGATTTCCGGTCCCCTCGGGGCCAAAAAAGTGACCCGGCGCAGCCTGCCAGCCGCCCGGGTCGTGATCACTGCCAAAGAATGGGGATGCAGCGATGTATCGGATTATTGACGGGATTCTTTTTGAGGGCAAAACCAGCGCTGACACGTTTGATGTTCGGCTCTGGGAACGGAATGGCCATCGGGAGATTTCTGCTCGGCCTGTCGTCCAGTGGACTGAGGTCTGCATGCCTCGGCCAGAGGCGCTCTACGTGGCTGATCCTGAGGTCGATGCGGCGTACCTTGAGGAAAAGCGAATCAAGAATCTCAAGCGGGCTGCGATGCGGGCTAAGACCCAGTGCAGGCGCTTCATCAAGGCGCATGGTCTCGATGAGATGCTTACCCTGACCTATCGCGACAACCAGACGGATGAGCGGTTGTTCAAGGAGCACTTCGCCAAGTGGGTGCGGCGCATGAAGGCTGCGCTCGGTGGTGACTTCGTCTACTGCGCTGGTTTCGAACCGCAGGATCGTGGGGCATGGCACGCGCATGTGGCCTGTCACAAGCTGCCAAAGCACGTCATGCACAAGGGCGTGAAGATCGAAGCCTGGAAGCTCGGTACGCGCATCTGGCGCGACGTGGTTGGCCCTACGGTCGATGGCAAGGATGGCGGGCTGTGCTTCGTCGGTGGCAAGCCCAAGTGGGGCAAGCGTAGGCAGCGTATGTCAGTGGGCAAGAATGCTGCCTACGTGTCGAAGTACATCGTGAAGCACTTCGATCTGATGCCAGAGGGCAAGAATCGCTACAGCCGCTCAAACGGCGATGTGGTGGGTAAGCCGGTGACGGTTCGGATGCAGGGCAAGACGATGGCTGAGGTCATCGCAGATGCCTTCATGTGCTTCCCTGGTGAGGTCGTGCTCTCGCATCGCGTGGGTCGGTTCGGGGATAGCTGGTACCTCGCAACCGAGCCCATGATAGATTTACCTGAAATTTCGGGGGAAGGGGCGCTATGACTGAAGCTGAAGACGCGCGAGATGATCTGTTGCGCTATCTCGATGAGGTGCGGTGGAAGCTGTTTATGGCGGTTGACGTTGCGAAGGTTGCGTATGGCCCCGAAGACCTGGTTCTTCTCTCGTTGGTTGAGGATCTTGAGCGCCAGTCCATCACGGTGTTGGATCTCTGCAAACGGTGAGTAGGTGGGGCGTGTGCCCTCGTCCCGTTGATGTGCTCGCGTGCCGGTCAGGCTAAGCACAGACCCTTTGATATCGCGTGGAGAGAGTGTGGAGGCATCCCGCAGGGTTGCTGGAGCAATCTCGCTTCGACTACTGGGCACTCCCCTGCCCCTTCATAATCCGGCCCCATGGCTGGAGATCAAAGAGACTGGTATCGCGACTGGTGGCGCAAGCGCACGGGCTACGTTGAGCGTGCGAGCTTTCGTCTGGGTGAAGGCGAGCGTAAGCGTGAACGTGAGCGGTCCGATTGGCGGCGCAACTGGCTTGGCCTCCTGATCGTTGTTGCTGTCCTGGTCGCCATCGTGAAGATCTTCAAGACGTAAAAAAGGCCCCGATTGGGGGCCTTTCGTTTTACTGGTACTCTCACAGGAATTTACAATTTTCTTCGGTCAAAACACTTGACATAACGTTAATTGTGTTCTCCGAATTCGACCTAAGATAGATTGTATCGCCCGGGTAAAACTCTCATGCGCTATGGGGGTCGAGGAAAAGATCGCCGCTGCGCTTGCTCCAGCGGAACCGATCGCCCCGCCAGTCGCTAGCAAAGCTTTTCCCAGCACCTGCATGAGGCGGTCACCTTTCGCCTTTCCCTCCCATTTCTCCACAGTGGCTCTGGCTAGCGTCTGGATCGGGTCATAGCCGGCGATGGCGGCTAGTAGAGCCTGGTCTTCGGGTGTGGCCGTGCGGCGGCCTGACTTCCAGTCGGCGATGCGCTGCTGCGGGACGCCTATCTGTTTGGAGAGCTTGTTTGCGCTTCCGGCTATCTTGGCGGCTTCGTCGATTAAGCGAATCAATGATTCCATGTGTGTCATAGGTACCTCACTTGTGAGATAGTGGGGCACCTCAATTTTGAGGTACCGCCCCGTTGGGCTATCCCAGGAGTGCATTGTGAACGTTTCCAAGATCAACATCATCAAGGTCGGTCCGGTTCAGGACAAAGAGTACGAGGGCCGGAAGTACCAAATTCAGGAGGCGGAGTGCATCACGCTGACCGATGACGGCTCCGTCAACGAGGTGGCTGTTCTGCGCCTCGGTGAAGACATGCGCGGCGACAAGGCCCCCAAGCTCGGCTACTACAACGCCAGCTTCGCTCTCCGCGCCAATCCCAAAGATCGTCGCCTGGGTGCGGTCCTGGTCGGCCTGATGCCGATCGAAGTCCAACGCCCCTCGAAGTAACCATGGAGCCCGTGGCTTTCTGGTTCGGCGTCCTGGCCTGCGGGCTGGTGGCGCAGGCTGGCGAACTGCTCAATGACCGCATCGAGCGGTCCCTCCGGGTGCGCGCTGCGCGCCGTCGCGCATCGAGGGTGTGTGATGGCGCTCAGGTCTGGGCGTCGTCGTGGCCTGTCCGAAAGGGTCAGTTTTGACCGGCGTCACTGTCACCAAGCGCAGGCTTCTGCTGGACGTCGAGAACGCGCTGATCACGCTCGTTTTTGTCTTGATCGTTGGTGGGCTTGGTTCGGCCCTGGTCTACGCAACGTGGGTGTGGGCTCTCGCACCCGCTGCCGTCAAGTGCAAGTGATTTCATCCCATAGCCCTTCATCGTCGGGAGACGCCGAGGGCCTTGGGCTGCAATTCCGCAGCATCAAGTCAGGAGTTCAAATTGAACAAGTTCGCAATCGGCCACATGGCCTCGCGCGTGCGCAAGCTCGCAGTTCCGGCGATCGCCGGCCTTTCGACCATCGGCGGCTATGCGCTGGCTGCTGTTCCGACCGAAGTCACCGCCTCGTTGGGCGAGGCCAAGGGCGACGGCGTGTCCGTGGCAACCCTGGTGCTGGTCGCGGTCATCGCGATCTTTGCCTTCAAGTTCATGCGCAAGGGCCTCTGATGGCTAGCAGGCGGCTCCTTGAATCCGCGCCGTGCTGTGCGGCACTTCGGGGGGCCGTCCTGTGAGCTATCAGGTTGGATCAGCGTGCTATGAGACGCCTGAGGCAGCCGCAAGCGCAGCGGCCTCGGCGCAGGTCGGTGGCATCGTGCAAAACGGTGCTGTGAGCTACGTTGTCAATGCATCGTCGGTTGACGGTTCATCGATCACATACGTTCTGAGCCCGGTTGCGGGCGGTGTGCCTCTCACGGTCGTAGCGCCTTTCACGGCGCAACCCTGCGGCATGTTGGGCACTGCTGATGCGGTGCAGATGGGGTGGCTTGTCGCTGCTGCGTGGTGCGGCGTTTGGGCCGTCAAGTTCATGGCTACGGCCATCAAGGATTGGGGTGACCAACATGGCAACGCCTGAGTTCTGGGTCACCATCATTGGCATCGTGGGGGTCGTGTGGTTCGCACTCAACTGATCGCGGCGTTAGCCGTTCTAGCTTGCGGTCAGGCCGCTGCGTTTGTCACGCCCTCCCCGCCTCCGGGGTTTGGTGGCTCTCCTGGGTCGTGGACGTTCTCGCCGCCCTCGGCTACCTCGCAACTGAATTCGATCCTTCGGGGTCCTGGTCCTAGCGTGGCTGGCTCCGGCGCTGTTCAGGCCGCCTATCGTTTGGCTCCGACCGCTGCGCGTGTCTTGGCGGGGGCGAGCGTCCTTGGCGGTGTGGCGTTGGGGATCACTTGGCTTGCTACCAACTGTTTCGAGAAACAAGGTACTTCGTGGGTCAGGACGTGCGGGCCGCAGACGGCTCCGGTGTCGGATGGCTTCGAGTACCGCATCAATGTCGCGGGTTCGCCCTGGCGGGCCAATCGCGAGTTGGCTTGTCAGGATTGGCCTTCGTTTCCGCCTGCTCCGTCTGGGTCTACGATCAGCGGGCCTTACTTGGTCGGTACTACGTGCCATGCGGTTTGGAAATCGGCGGCGGGTGCGGTCCTCTCTTCGGATTACACGGCCGGCTTCGTCCAGAAGACCAGCACCTGTCCTTCGGGCTGGTACTTCACGCCGGGCGGCTGCGTCCAGACCCGGCCGCCTGTCACGGTCACGCCCGAGCAGATCGTCGAGGAAATGGCGCCGAAGCCGCTTCCGTCGACGCTTCCGCCTGGGGTGCCTTATCCGCTAGATCCCGTCGCGCCTTCGATCTGGAATCCGACCATTGGCGATCCGCCAGTCACGCAACCTTTGCGTGTCCCTCAGGGCCTGCCTCGGCCGATCCCTGACACCTCGCCACCTGCTTACAAACAGCCGGTGGTCGATGTGACGCATTCGCCAACTGCCAATGAACCTTGGCGCATGGACGTCCAGCCCAAGGATATTCCGACC